ATTTGAAGTTGACCATTGTTTTGTGTCCCTGCAATTTGCTGGTAACAAAGCCAAACTTTTTTAAAAATAAAACGAGTAAACAGTTGTGCAAAATTATGCAAACGTGTGCTCGTTAAAATATTAGGATTAAGAGGTACGGCGACCATCGCGCTACCGGAACCGATAGCGGTGGCCTTTGTCCCTAAAGTCCATAAAGTTTCGCGGCCTTTCACCAACATGCCGGGGCCGTAAGCAGTCATTCGAGTTTGCTCATTTGACAATGTAGTATGCAACTTTTTTGCAGGTTGAGCAAAATTGACTGGTACCCCAGCATTATATAAGGAAACATAAGGGTGGTCAAGTTTGGAACGGCGGTCGTTTAAAAGGTCACGATTCGTGTTAATCCGAGTAACGTCGGCGTCGGAGTAGGAAGCATGGTCAGTGGCCTTAAAACTCATGTCGGGGTTGTAAGGGTGAAATTTGGTCACTTGCGTAACCAACGAATCACTCTTCCCGCTATTGGAATTTCTTCCGCTATGTCCATGAGTATTTTGCCCACTGTTCGTTCGATCGATAGGCTTTCCTTCTCGATCTCCTTTGCTACTTTTGGAAGGTCCTGGTGCCTTGCCGCTGTTGCCTCCGTCCTTAGACGGGCTAATTCTGCTTTCAAGAGCTTCAGCTCTTCGCTGAGCAAATTCTCCTCTTTTAGTTTCAGTTCTAAGCCTGATTTCGCGGAGTTTTTTAACGATGTCATTTTGAGGTTTCAACTGTGCCATTGCACATCAATAGGATAAACGTTTGAGAACGTTTACCTGGGTGGTACCGTTACCGCCGACCCAGGTCTATTCGAGTTTAATGTGATACAATGACCGAATCGAATCTTCGGAACGGAAGCTTCGAACAGCATCATCCCAGGGTTTTGAGCCCAGAAATCGTCGATTTTTGTCCATGTAACGTTTAGCAATCTTCGTCAAACGATCGTAGGCGGAACGATTGTAAAAACTATGATTGCGTATTGAGTTCAACTTTTGTAACTTGTCCGGGGGGGATAAGTCAGTGTAAGCGTGGACAACGGAGTTGATCCATCGTGATGAAAACGGATACGGCACATACTCTCCAGTACTGGGGTCCGTAGTAGTTTTAAGGGATAAGAAATCCTGGTTAATGATTGAACCAGGCACAGAATTTGTTGTGTATTCTATAAACCCTTTAAGGTACGAACACTCAATATCGAAGTTCCAGAATGTTTGGTAACCGTCTTTCACGCCTTCTATGGCGTCATCTCCTAACAAGCGTTCAAGAGTAAGCTCGTGGTATAGTCGGTAAGTGTGGTCTGAGGACATTGGATAACAATGACTACTAAATGCAAAGTAGTTCAAAGCATTGTTAAAGAAAGTGTTAATAACGGCTGTCAACAAATGACCAGAAGGATTGCCATCGAAAGCTGTGAAGAAATAACCTTCAACAGTTACGATAGTTTTAATACAGGTCATAAAGGTTAACAAGTCGAATTGCTCACTTTGAATTCCAGCATG